AATACTAAGCCCCCTCCCTACGTCATCATGGGATCAAATAGTGCATTTGATCCCGATACATAATAAAAAATGCTTATTATTAATTAAACTAAATTAATTAATCATACCGCTTCGCGGAGATAGGAATATAATAGCAATATTGTATTTATATATGACTGTTAATTAAATGCGTGTAATGAACTGGGCGACACAAGCCCAATAGAGATAAAGCCCAATAACATAAAATAATATTATTTTATTCTTCAGAAGCGATTACACTTTCAGTAACACGTACAATATGACTTACCTAACGGTACATGTGCATATTTACAAATTAACCGCACGTTTTCTTAACTCTCTCCATATAGACTGTAAATACTCTAAATCTTCACCTTCAACCTTCACGTCGAGACCCAGTGTCTTTAGATGATCTCGAACATCTTCAGCAACACCTTCTACGGAAACGACGTCTTCAGGCAGGACTTCAACTTCATCTTCACCTGAGAGCAAGGATCGCAACTTTGACATGTTCTTCCGTAATAAAATACCTAAAACATAACCCAGAATTAAATTCAATACGAACGATGAATTTAACGCAGCGAGACCCAGAAGGAAGAACACAAGGAACCGGTGTTCCATAACGAGACTCTCTCTCTCTAAAAATGTAGAGAGAGAAACTATTTCTTAGCAATGAAGCATCGGAGCAATTTAGGCTTTTATAGACAGCTGTGGGAGGTAGCGTACCCACAACGCCACTATTTATTAATTTAATTTATATTAAATTAATTCACATATATTAGCTGGCATAGCTGGAAAGCAAGTGGAAAGCATGGTGGGGACAGCCGCAATTTCGGCCAATCAGAAGCAAGTATAACTTTCACGCGTAGTGGACGATCTTCCGTCAGATTCGCTTCTCGAATCACAGATCCTGATCGTCCACGTGGCCTCCACAATGAATGGCTGAGATTCATTCTCAGTAGGCGCTCTGATCCCGGGAGGGGGGT